TGACCAAGCCGGTCAACGAGCTGTATGTGCTGGCCAAGCGTGGGCAAGTCAGGTCGCTTTCCGGCCAGCAACTGCCGGATGTTCGATTGTCGGTAACCCACGACAATCGCCCCGGCGACGAGGGCTTTATCAGCGCCAAGCTCGACGACACCGCCCGGGCCAAATACCAGGGCTGTCGGGTCAATTGGTGGGATGCCGCTGGCGGCAAGCAGCACAAGGTCGAAATCGGTAACGCGCCGTTCAAGATCCTGCGCCAGCGCTGCCAGAACGAAGACGAAGCCCGCGCGGTGGCGCAAGGTGAATTGCGTCGAGTCGGGCGCGAAGGGCTGAAGCTGACCATCGATTGCCCGGGTAACCCACAGCTGTCCGCCGAAGGCCTGTTGCTGCTGGACGAAACCTGGCCCCTGTACATGCAGGGCCGTTGGTCGATCACCACCGTGATTCACACCATTGACCCGACGCAAAGTTACCGCAGTTCGATTGTGGCGAGCGGGCTGGCGCCTGGTTAACTCAATTTTGACGTGACACAGGAACACTATGCCCATGAATGACGAAGACCTGGCGGCGATCAATCGCTTGATCGCCGCCTTGCAAACCCAAACTGACGGCCAGGTGGCACTCAACGCTGCCATTCGGCTGTTGGCCCAGAGCAACCAGGCACTGGTCGACCTGATCAAGAGCCGTGAGCCGGACCCGAATGCCCCGCCTTATCTGGATGGCACACCGGCGCCCTGATCTCACCCCGACCTGCCTTGCGCGCAGCGACAAACCCGTTGCACCCACAACCCGCCTTTGCGGGTTTTTTATTGTTCATTGGAGAACACTCGATGTCGATTCTTACCCAAGGTACCCAGATTTTTGCCCTCGTCCCGCCGGTCTCCGGTACCGGGCCTTACACCGTGCTGGAAGTCGAGCACGCCACCTCCTTTGATCCGGGCGGCGCACCGGCCGAGCAGATCGAAGACACCAGCCTCAACGCCGAAGAGCGCAGCTACAAGAAAGGCTTGCGCACCCCCGGTACCGCGAGCCTGGGCCTCAACGCTGATCCGACTAACGCAAGCCATATCCGCCTGCATCAACTGTCCGAAGCCAAGGGCGACACCGGCATCAAGTGGGCAGTGGGTTGGTCCGACGGCAAGGACGTGCTGCCGACCTTGAACACCAAGGGCGACGCCTTTGAACTGCCGGCCACCCGTACCTGGTTCACCTTTGACGGCTACGTCTCGGACTTCCCGTTCAACTTCGCGCTGAATGCGGTTGTGACCACTACCGTCACCATCCAACGCACCGGCGGCAGCGCCTGGATCAAGAAAGCCTGAGAGACGCCATGAACCTCAAACAACTGAAAGCCAAGGGCGGCATCGTCGATGGCCAGCCGGTCAAGAAAGAAGTCAGCTGGACCCACCAGGACAGCAAAACCGGCAAGGACGTGACAGACACCTTTACCCTGCATATCCGCCGTCAGTCGTTCGGTGTGATCGAGCGACTGTTTGCCCAGGGCGAATCCGACCAGAGTCGCAACGCCAGTTACATCGCCGCGTCGGTGGCGTTGGGCAGCGAGGGTACCGAAGCCCTGAGCTACGACGATGCCTACAGCCTTGAGCCGTCGTTGGGGTTCTTGATCCTCAACGCAGTCAATGAGGTCAATGGTACGGGCGGTGCTTCGGTAAAAAACTGACGGCCGCCGATGAGTTCTGGCACGAACTGGTGCTGAACGGAGTGGGCGGCCGAACGATTGCTGAAGCCAAGGAACGCATGACCTACCACGAAGCCCTGGCGTGGGGACGCTATATCGACCGATATGGCTCCTTGCACGCCGGTAGGCGGCTGGAGGCGGGCAGCGCGTTGGTGGCGCTGCAGACCCACCGGCTGGGCGGCGGCACGGCCGAGTTGATTGACTTCATGCCCCATGAGCTGCGCCGGGGCATGTCACTCGAACGTGCGATGAACGAGTGGCGTTAAGGACGACGCCACTTTCCTTGAAACCCGTTCCGACGGGTTTCCCATGACCCGGAGAAACCTATGGCAACTGCTTCCCAGGGTAATCTGACGCTCAACCTCGGCGGCCTGGAGCAGGCCCTGGCGAAGGCGTCACGGATTACTGATCAAAGCATGCGCGAGATGCAGAGCAGGATTGAAGAGGCTGCCAAGAAAATCAGTGGCTCCTTGTCCGCCTCTGCTGCAGCGGCATTACAGGTCACGACCGGCCAGTTCAGCGACTTTCAAAAGTCGTATGACCCGGCGACGGCCGCGGCAGAAAAATTCACCAAACAGAATGCGCAACTGACGGCGATGCTCAAGCAGAGCCGAGGAGCGCAGACCGGGTTTGCCAAAGCCCTGGAACAGAGCAGCGAGCCGGTCAAACAGTATTCCGACGCGTTTGATACCTTGCGCAGCAAAGGCGCGTTGGCGGCCGTGCAGGTCGGGATGGGATCGCGGCAGAAAGGCTTGGCGGAGCAGCTCAATGCCAACGACCTGGAATATCAACTGGCCCGCAAGAACCTTGAAAAGAACGCACCTGCGCCGCAGACGGATCCCACTTACACCGACAAACTGGGTCTCAAGTTTCCCTCAGGCGGACCTTCCGGCGGTGCCGGGCCCGAAAGCCTCAGCCCCGATGAATACGCCAAGCAGCTGGATGCACTGAAGACCAAGCACAGCGAAACGGCGTTGCAGATTCAGAGCAACTACGCCGACATGACAACGGCACTGGGCGACTGGCGCAACGGCGCTTCAGAAGCGCTGGATGACTACATGAACAAGGCGGGCAATGTTGCCGAGCAATCGAAGACAGTGTTCACCAATGCCTTTGACAAGATGGACGCGGCGATCATGGAGTTTGCCACTACCGGCAAGTTCAACTTCTCCGATTTTGCCAAGTCGGTGCTCAAGGACATGGCCATGCTCGCAGCCAAGACCGCAGCGTCCAGTGCGTTGAGTTCGTTGTTTGGCATGGCCAGTTCGGCGGTCATGGGCTGGTTGAGCCCGGGCGCGGGAGCAGGGGCAAGTACGGCGGTAGGGCCTGGAGGCTACACAAACCAGCTCAACGTTTCCGGCATGGGATCGTATTCGCCTACTAGGACGTTCGCTAACGGCGGCGCCTTCACCAACTCCGTCGCCACCGGCCCGACCCTGGCCCCGATGGCCCTGTTCGGCGAAGCCGGCCCGGAAGCCATCATGCCCCTCAGCCGTGGCTCCGATGGTTCCCTTGGCGTGCGTGCATTGGGCGGTGGCCAGCAGGGCAGCACCAGCAGCAACCAGGTGGTGATCCAGCAGACCATCAATGTCGCCGACGGCCAGGGCGCGGGTGCTGATATGAGCTCCCAGAACGTCGCCAAGGCCTACGCCGGTTCCGCCCGTCAAGGCGCTGCCGAGCAGATTGCCCGTGACCTGAAACCGGGTGGACAGATCTGGTCCGCCATCAATGGCCGCTGACAAGCGACGACTTACGCCTGGAGAAAACATGACTACAGAAACCTTCACCTGGGTTCCCAAAGTGGAGCCCGTCGGCAGCGTCGACTTTCGTCTGAAGACGGCCAAGTTCGGCGATGGTTATCAGCAAACGGCTCAGGATGGGATCAACAACAAGAGCCAGTCCTGGCCGCTGACGTTCGTGGGCGAAGAGGCGCGGATCAAGGCCATTATCGACTTCCTGGATCGTCACGCCGGCGCCACGCCGTTTTACTGGACGGCGCCATTGGCGGCACCCGCGTTGTATCGCTGCAAGGGGTACCAGCCGACGCCGATGGGCGCTGGGGTCTACACCTTGACGGCGACGTTTGAGCAGGCTTTTCACCCGTAGGGGGGTGATCTAAAGCCAGTCCAGTCCCCCACACACCCCGCCTATTGCGGGGTTTTCTTTGCCCGGAGAATCATATGTCCATCACCGCAGATATCCAGACCCTGGAGCCCGGGGCCTGGGTGGAGCTTTTCGAACTCGACGCCACCGCCCTGGGTGCCGAGTTGTACCGGTTTCACGGCTACCCGCAACAATCCTCGATCTTCTGGCAGGGTCACGAATATTCACCCTGGCCGATCCAGGCCGAAGGCTTCGAAATGTCGGGGCAGGGCACACAACCCACGCCGACGTTGGCAGTGGGCAACGTCGGTGGTTTTATCACCGCCCTGGTGCTGTATTTCGAAGACCTGGTGGGCGCACGGTTGATCCGCCACCGCACACTGGGCAAGTACCTCGACGGTCAGCCCGAAGCTGACCCGGAAGAAGAACTGCCGCCGGACATCTGGTACGTCGAACGCAAGGTCGCTGAAAGCAGCGAGACCGTGAAGTTCGAACTGGCCAGTGCTCTGGACTTCAACGGCGTGCAACTGCCGCGTCGGCAAATCGTCGCCAACGTCTGCTGGTGGCTGAGCTGCGGTGGTTACCGTGGCCCTTATTGCGGCTACAACGGCGGCCCGGTGGCCGACGCCAATGACGTGATCGTCACCGACGCCGCCAAAGATAAATGCGGCGGCCGCCTCAGCAGTTGCAAGCTGCGTTTCGGCGAAAACAATCCGCTGCCTTACGGTTCATTTCCGGCCGCCGGGCTGCTGCGGAGCTGACCATGAACAAGACCAACCTGGCGGCCATTACCCGTCACGCTGTGGCCGACTATCCCCACGAATGCTGCGGCCTGTTGATTCGCGAAGGACGCAAGCGCGTGTACGTGCCATGTCGCAACACCGCGACGACCCCAAGCGAACACTTTCGCCTGGCACCCGAGGACTACGCCGCTGCCGAAGAACGGGGTGAAGTCCTGGCGGTGATCCACAGTCACCCGGATTACCCGGCGACGCCCAGCGAAGCCGACCGCGTGGCGTGCGAGGCCTCAGGTTTGCCCTGGCACATCCTCGAAGTACGCAAGGGCGACGACGGCATTGTCTCTCCCGGTGAATGGGCCAGCCTCACGCCGAATGGCTACCAGGCACCCTTGATCGGCCGTGCC